TGTGGTATGTTAGAAATTATACCTTCATTCAAGGATACAGGATTCATATAAGAACCTGGATTTGAGGGAGTGCTTACGAAGTCGAAGCATATGAGGGAAAAGTCATCTTGTACTTCAAGTACTTCTCCGCTCTGTTGTACCGATCCTTCACCTCTAGAGGAAACACCTACTGTTATGCCAGCTCTTAAAAGTTCTTTTAGAATATTTCCTGATGGAGTTCCTAGTATTTCTATTGTACCAACAATATCATCACCGTCCCAGTGAGCCTCTTTAATATTATGAGATACTCTCTCTAAACTTATAACACCTGTTTCAGGGTGATCTAGTTCTCCAATAGCTTTATTGTTTTGTATAGCCTCTTGATACTTGTCTAATTCACGTTCCCAAATACCTCTCGAATAATAACGACCATTACCATTTTTTATTTCGGCAGTGGCAAGAATACCCTCTACCATCGTCTGACCACCCTGACTTTTTACTTCAAGGATTGGTGAACGTTTGGTTACAAAGCTTCTTGTTTCTATTAAAACTTGTTTACTCATCGTTGTTTTTAGATTGCTTACTTGCTTTTTCATGCATTTTAGCATAACGTTTCTTAGTCTTTTCCAAAAGTTTAATTTCGTTACGAATCATTTTAACTTTCTTAGGATCAACTAAAGATGACATTGCATCGTTTTCATCCAACATCTGTAAACGTTGAGTTCTTTCGAAAATCTCTTCTTCAATAGCTTCTATCTTAGCCTCTAGTGCTAAAGAAGTACCTACATTTTCAATTTCTTTTAGACGATGCTGTAAAGAATTAGATTTCTTTTTAGAACGCATCTTCTCTTTTATTTCGCTTTCAGGTTCTTCATCGATGATTTCTTCCTCTTCCATGTGCTGATTATGTTCATCTGCTGGCATATCGTTAGACATTTCCTCAGCATAATCATTTTCAGCATCCATACTCATACCGACAACCTCTTCAATTTCTTCTTCTTTTCCGTCTAGTTCATTCATCATATCTCGAACAACGGCGTTTTGACGTGAAGCCATAGAATCAGGATGTGCAGTTGTCACTACTCCTCCAATTTCAAATCCTTCTTTAAGAACTTGATCAACAGCCTCACCTATTTTATCAGAGTATCCAGAGGCTTTATGATTTCCAGTAGCCATTTCAGATTTTTGCTCTTCGTACCCAAGACCCTCAACTCCAAACTGACCTTCCTTTACATAATAAAGCTTGTCTTTTGCAAGATTCTTCATTACTTCTTTCATAGCAGCCTCTTGAGTAATCTGTGGATTCTTCTGAACCTCTAAGTAGATACCATTAAGAACCTCTTGTCCAATCTGATTATTTACGTTTTTAGGGTCAGAGTAATCGTAGTTGTGGTCGTTTACTTCGTCCACAGTTTTTGAAGTTTTCTTTTCTTCGACTTTAACAGCCTCGTCCGATTCTCTTTTGGATTGCTCTTCTAGAAATTTAGAAAATGCTTTTTCGAATGGTTGACGATTAGTTGGTTGAAACTGAGTAATAGGTTGCAAATCTGCATAGTAAGTATTTTCACTAATAATACTTTTATTCTTTAGAATATCTACAGCTTCACTGTACGTATTAATATTACTAATTATGCTATTATGATTGCGCTTTGCCTCTCTTAGGAATTTAGATTTATTTCCTTTTCCCTCTTTGATAGCATTATATTGCTCCTGTAAAGTCATAATGTTATTTTATTATAAATATATGTTTATTCACTACTTCCATTCAACTGAACAGAATCGTATGCTTTGCTTTGTTTAGCTAGTTTTTTTCTATCAACTTTTTTATACCCTAACTTTTCATAGTAGGTATTTACAACTCCCTTGTCGTTTGTTTTTAAATGACCTGGAGGTTTATGAGTTGATTTAGATTTTGGTAATTGACCTGCGCCTTTAGGTGCTACTATATAAGATTCCTTTACCTGTGTATAACCATCACTTAGTTTATACTTTGGTAATTTTTTTGAAAATGCGTTTTTAGTAAGAAAAGCACCTGCTCCTGCTGAAGTAGACATCTCTTCTATAGAGTTTTCAAATAATTCCTCTTCAATTATTTCTTCGAAATTAAGCATGTATCTTTTCAATCTTGTCTAAAACTTCATAGTATTGTAGTAAATTTTCGAAGTTTTTATTTTTAGTTTTCTTAGTTTTTAGAATTGAAATACTTTTAACAGCTTCCTCTAAGAATACTTTTGTGACATCAGATTCTACTTTTTCTGAATATACTGATAATTGTTCTTTAACAAAAGATGCATGTCTGTTATACATCTCTCTTAAAGATACTATAGAATTATCACACTTGATAAACTCATTTAAGAACTGCTTTTGATAATTATTTACTTTAGAATACTTGTCATTAAATTTATCTAGAGAGATTTTATACGCTAGAGCTCTTAACTCTGGATCGGCATTTCTAAATTCTTCTATTATATCTTTTTCTACACCCTCTCCATTTTTAGTGTTTGTAAGGTGTTCCAATATAGTCATTTTGTTGTCTACAACTTCTTTTACATCTATTTCATGATTTGAGTTGTAGTATTCAAATAACTTATATACTGATGCTAATTCTCTATACGATGGAATTACTTTTGTAAATAATTTCTTCTCATCATAAGACTCCGCTATTTCACCGCAAAGATTATGTTTAATTTTTTCTAATTTATTTCTATCTAAACGTTGTGAACTTTCAACTACTGTTTTTAATAGTTCACTTGCTTCTCGCTCAGATAGGTTCTTAGATTCTATTAGTTTCTTGTAAAGTTTTAGTTCTTTACCTAATTCGCTTTTAAGGAAATACTTATTTAAAAGTTTACTCGCTGGACTTTCTTCAGATTCAGTTATTGATGTACTATTCATCAATTCATTAGTCATTTGCTGAGCTAATAAATCAAATAGTAAACCAGTATTTCTCTTCTTCTTGTGATTTAATTTCATCAAGTATTTTTATATAAATATTATTCTTTTATCTGAGATTCATCTAATAAGTCCTCTCCGCTTGATTTAGTTACACTTAAAACCTTTTTTTCTAAATTTTCAAAGATATTTCTATTAACTAAAAAACTTTGTTTTGAACCCTCTAATGCTAAAGGGGAGTTACCCTTATAATTAGGTTTGACATCAAAATTTACCTTTTTAGTATTATCATCGTTTCCTAATCTATCTCTTCCGAAATTAGAATCTTGTTTATCTAATCTTGATTGACCATCTTTAGGTCTACCCATAACAGGTTTATCTTCATCGTAACCTTGTGGAACTCCATCATTATTTGTGTAAGATCTATCGCTACCGTAAAGTGCTGCTAAATCATGGGGCGTACCATATGATTTTCCTGTTTGTATTGGGTCATTACCCTCATTCTCAATCTGATTTAATCTAAATGCCATCTTAGCATCTTGTAAGATCAGGTCTGATTGTTCATCATTTTGATCTTCACTTAAATTAAAGATGTTGTCTTTAATGTAATCTCTAGAGAATAACTTTTGATCAATCATAGCTCCCGCTACATCTACTTTCTGTTGCATCAACTGTAGCTTCTCTTGTTCGAAGATAATTGATGGATTAGTCATGTTTAACTCAAAGTTGGTAAGAGTTTCATTTCTGTAACCTTGAGTATATAAATGTACTAATGCAATTTTATTCAGTTCTGTAAGAATAATTCTTTGAATTCGCTCTACTGTTCTAGCAAATCTAATATCTTCTGCAGCTAGTGTTGCTTTACCTGTAAGGTCTTTTTCGTATCCTAAGAAAGCTTTTGGTATTTTAAGTGCTGCAAATAGCTTATCTCTTAAATATTCAACGTCTGTAATACCATCGTATTGCAACCCTGGTGTTGTGTCAATTTTTGTTGCTGCATCATTTCCTCGTACAGGAATATAAAAGTCTTCAAGCATATTTTGCATATTATACTTAAGATTATATTGTCCTGTTTTGGGATCTACATACGGAGTACGCTTAAGACTTGAAATAGTCTTTTGCATAAAAGGTTCTACTTCGTTAGGAGGAATAGACCCGATGTTTATATAAAATATTCTTTTTTCAGGTGCTCTTGATATTCTATGTACAAGCATTGCATCCTCCATAAGAGAATACTGCTTATATAATTTACGACCTGGCTCAATGTATGCTCTACCATAAGGTAAGTAATTTACATCAGAAAGTAATCTAAAATGTGCCATCTCATAATTATCTATAGTGATAACATTTGGAGATGGTGATTGAGAAGGTGATTGATAGTATCCTGAATCACCTCCAGTGAATCCGTCAGGGTTGTACTCAAATACAACTTCTGATGGGTTATCTGGGTTAAAGCCTTCCTTTCTAGCTATTGTAAATGCTGAATAAGGAGTTACTTTATAGATACCATACTTTTCTGCAATATCAAGTTTTAAGAAAAAATCACCATACTTACACATTTGACGTATCCAACTCCATAGATTTAATTCTATATCTAGAATCTCGTAAAAAAGGTTGTATAGTATTTTCTGTATGTCTTCATTGGATGAACGTATCTGTAAAACTTCACCCATGTCGTTTTTTAGTGTTGACTCATCAGATACAATATCTAAAGCAGAAGCAATAATAGCATCTTGATCCATTACATCATACTCACTGTACAGCTGTGTACGTAAGTATTGATAATTCATATTGAATTGTTGCCCATATAAGGATGTTGGATTCCCTGTATATAGTCTACCATATCTATCTACTAGTGAATTAGTTTGAAATTCACCCGAAGTTTGTATTTGGTTTGTGTCAAGTGTTTCAATATTATTACCCCCAACATTACGGATAATAACATCCGTTGAGAATAATCTTCTTAATCGACCAAATAAGCCTCTATCTGCCATACTTATAAATATCTATTTTACAATAACCAGTTTATATTTTCTTTATTACCTTCCCCCAAATCAATTTCATATGGATTACGAACACTTTGATTTGAATAACCACCTTGATAAGCAGTTCTATTTACTTGAATATTATTAAGAGCTTGCTTTGTCATATCAATTCCATTTTTTCTATATCTTAAAGCTGTATCTCTTAAATACATTGCTATCCCAAGCGCCATTATTAAATCGTCATTATAGCCTTTCTGTGCCTCAGCTTTGCCTCTTGACCAAATAAAAGTTCTTAACTCACTTAAAGTTCTTTTTGATTGTATTACAACAGCTCTTTCATCTATGTATTCACCTAATTTTGATATTACCATAGGTCTTGATTTGTAAGACATTGTAAAACCAGGTGTTAGATTACTTTGATTTGACCATGGGTCATAATATGTTTCAGTTGTAACTTCACCTTTAGGACTGAAGTAAAGATTCTTATATCCTATATCTTGTATTGTTTGTAAAGTCGACCACCCTATAGATGCATTCTCTACAACTAATAAAGCTTGGTTATAACTTGTTGCAATTTCTACTAATAAAAATCCAAAATCTTTAGTTGGAAGTTGTCCTTTGTACTCTGCAACTTGTGTATTAGTTTCTAATTCTATTACATGGCATGCCGAATAATCTGCGCCATCCCCTCTAGCGACATCGGCAACGACTACGTAATCTTTCGAATAATCAGGAATATTGAATATCCAATAGTTACTATCTACACCTCGCTTTTCTAAAGGGTCTTTAATTGTATTGTTTTGGTAATGTTCTAAAACTTCAGGTAAAAATACAGTTGTACCAGAAGATAAAAAATCAGTGTCACATTCCTGTGCTGCCATTCTTAATCCTAACAGGTCATCTTGTGATCTTCTCCATTCTTTATCTCTATCAGGATGTAAATTCCACGGAAGACGTATTGGTATAAACTCGTTTTGATTATTTTCTGCCTTTACCCACATCTGGTGAAACCAGTTACCAATACCATTAGGAGTTGATAGAACAATAGCTCCACCCCCTGTATTATGATTTACTAAGTTATTACATAAAAAGGATTCATTAACAGGAACTTTTACGTCATAAGTAATTTTATTCTCCCAGTCTTCTATTTTGACTATCTTATTATAAAATGTATTTTTTGATTGTTCTACTGAATTATAGAGAGTTTTGTAACTATCACTATCCTTATTACCCACTTCTAATAAAGAAGTAATTGAATCATAAGATAAATTTTTATACCCCCTCCACAAATAACCTTCAACATTTATGACTGTGTTATTAAAATTTTTTAATGAAGTATACCCAGATTCATATATAATATTTTTTATGAGCTCAGGGGTTATGTCCTCTAACTGATAACCTCCAAGTGTCTTAATACCATCTATGTGTTTTAAGTTATCTTGTTTTCTCTTAAGTCTAAATCCTAT